CAGGAGTCGAACCTGGATCCCACAGTAGGAGGCCAGCGAGTGCAACCGCAACCGCCTGAAAAAGTCGGACCGCGCTACGAACCGTCAGTCTTCCGTCGTGGTTTGAATCGGCCAGTTCTTTCGTCCCACAGGATATAGGTTGTGATGGGTTCTTTAGCCATTTTACGACGCAGAACTACTCACAACAGATCGTGTCACGCATCTGCAACGTGGATGGAATGGAGGGCCCTTCTTCCGGGCTTCTTCTGGAGTCAGCTGCCGACCGTCCCACGGTGAGCAGATCTCACAGACGTGGTTGTCGCCAGCAGTCGAGACCTCCGACATCACTTCGAGATCCGCATCCGAGCCGAGGAGACGCTCTGCTTCTGAGATGGATGCCTCGTTGTGAGAGTACATCACTTCAGTCCTCGCGAGCGTCGTGGCTCGTGTCCGACCGATGGAGTCGACGCGATCAGCAAGTCGGGAGGCTATCTCACCGGGACCGACGCCTTCGGCCATGCCCTCGGCCAACTCCCGGGAGATCTCCCGGGCGACGTCGTCGGTGATCCCGCGGAGGGCCTCGAAGTTGCGCTGGTAGAGTAGGGACAGACGGTCTTGGTGGATGGGCCGTTCAAACGCCTGACTGGCGTCGACGCCATCCGAGGCCTCATCCATCCAGCCGTGCTGATTGCGGATACCCCGCTCATAGGCTTTCCTGACGTACGTATTCCCGTCGCGACTGATGACATCCAGGACGCCCTCTTCCTGCTGGGTCCGGAGCCACTCCATGAAGATCTCGTGCTTCTTGGCATCTTGCTCGAAGGCGTAGTCTCGACCTTGGAGATCTTCTGGATCGAAGTCAGCTAACTGCTCTACGAGATCGCGGGCCGCTTCGTATCGCTCCTCACCAAGGAGCTCGTAGTACTCCTCAGGGACGTCGACCGCGGCCTGTCCTGAGAGCAAGTCGGATAGCGAGATCCCGCCACCGTCGTCACCTTTGAGCTCAAGAACGTCACGCTCCCCGATCCCACGACGGATCTCTGCACGGATATCCGCGAACCGGCCGCGGAGTTTCTGTGCGTACTGCCGTTGGATCGTCGTCGTTTTCGATGGGTCGTTGGCGTGAGGATCGCCGTCGCCGGTGGTGGGTCGGGCGTAGTCACCCGCCAGCTGCTCGACGTGCGGGGAGAGGTGGCGATGGTCACAGCCATGATCGCCAGCGGCGAGACGCTCACCCCAGTCCGACAACTGCGCCGTCGACTCCGCGACCGTGTCCGGGCCGACGACGTCGACGAACTGATCGGCGGTCTCGGTCGAGCTCATGTGCTTTCACCATCGTCGCTCTCTTCGCTTTCTTCACCCCCGTCGTCCTCTTCGGCACCCTCACCGCCAGGCATCATTTCAGGTGTGTCCTGCTCGTCGGGGAGTTCGAGCGGATCAGACTCCCATTCGTGCCGATCCCGAAGCTTCTCGAGGTCGAAGCCAGCGAGCTCGGCGAACGCACCGGGTGGCATATACATATCCGCCCCACTCTCAGCGAACTGTGAGAACGCCTCCATCAGCGCTGTGAGATTCTCCGCCGGGAAGCCTTCTCGCCGCAGCGGGTTCTCGTCCTGCTGCGGTTCAATGCTGAAGTGTACCGACCCGCGGTACCGATCACTGCTGGCCAGTTCGTCCGCTTTCTCTTCCAGGACCGGCGTGAATTTGCGCTCGATGTACCGCCGCTCATGGTCGACCCGCTCGTTGTCTTTCTCGATCTGCGGGTCGACGACGAACTGGTTCAGGTCATCGGCATACGCAATCTGGTACTTCCCGACCGGCATCACCGAGAAGATCTGTTCGATATCGTCTCTGACTGCGTCGCTGATGTCGGGAACCGTCCCTTCCTCGACCTGGACCTCGACCGTGTGTGGCACGAAGTCGACCCGACCAGCGAAAGAGTCCTTGTCGCCGCCACGGTCGGCCTCCTCATCGTCATCGGGACCGTAGCTACTGGAGACGTCACCCTCATTGTGTGCTTCGGCGTATTCTTCGGCCTCTGCCTGAGTCCAGTTTTCGGAGCTGTAGATACGATGGGCGTATCCCGTTTGCCGAACCGAGAAGTCCCGATCCTCAAGCTTCTGGACCAACGCATCGATCCGATCTCGGCAGGCGTCGAAGACAGAGGTTCCCCAGACCTCGCCGTCATCAGCGTCGTAGGTGAGTTTGATGATGTCGTCGACCGTGAATGGGATCGGATCTTTGTCGCCATACCGGAGGAGGTCCTCGTCGTACTGGTTGTACGCTGCCGCCTCTCCATCTTCCGTAACTGGGTGGTCGGCGTCGACGTCGTCGTCTGGCTGGATGAGAACGGTCTGATCTTCTCGGGTATAGATCTGGAACGTTGCCGGATCCAGCGACATCAGCGCTGCCATCGCATCGGGATCTTCTTCGGTCCCGACCTTCTCGATCAGGGCCGTCCCCTTGCCTCGGCGCTTCGAAGGCAGCGATCCGAGTAGCGTTGCGAGATCGTGGCCCATCTCGCCAGCATGGATCACACAGTTAGACGCCCAGAGCTTCAGCGCCTCCTCCATCTCTTCGTCACGCTCACCGTCGACGTCCTCGACACGGATGCGGTACCCGGGCTCCGTGACTGCGAGGTCGAAGCTCTTCAGCGGTGCCCGAGTGAGTGCGAATTCGTTGTAGTACTTGTTCCAGTACTTGCGGATCTTGTCCGGCGGTGCACTCGGTTCCGACCGGACAGCTGCGTTCGAACCGAAACCTGCGGTCGTCCGGTACCCGAGGATTCCAGGAACCGAGCCAGCGTCTTCCTCGGATGTCGGGACTCGGTGTTCACCACGTGGCGCAGGGTCGCCCTCCGCCAGCTGCTCTACGTCCTCCGCCGACGTGTCAGATGATTCGCTACTCATGGTTAGTGTGTAATCAGCCAGCCCTCGCCGCTGTGGTCCTCGAAGTACGTCTCGTCCGAGGCCGCCCATGCGGCGATCATCGCTGCCTCCAGGTAGTCCGGGGAAGCCGCATCGAGCCGCTCTTTGATGTCGTCTTTCGACGAAAGCGAATAGACCTGCTCGCCCTCTTCACCACGGCTCCCGATGAACTTCTCGTCGTATTCGAGCTCACGAGCGCCGGCCAACATCTCCTTTCGAAGCGTCCGGTCGAGGATGATACCGCCGTCCTCGAGCCAGTCGCCCAGTGCGGCCATCCCTTCGGCCCACTTGTCTTCGAAGTCGACCGACTGGCACGCGACTGAGTTCGTGACGAACTGCCCGACGTCGGGAAACTCTTCGAGAAGGTTGTCGTGAACCGCTTCCCCCGAGCCGATGAAGTCTACCGCGATCGGGTGGCGTTGCATATCTTCAAGCTCCCGGGCGATCGAGTCGCTCTGGTCGGTGTGGTTCGTTCCGCGCTCCGCGTAGTGGATGACCATCACGTTCCGGTGGATCGTCGCCGCGACGGTCCGGTCCGAACTCCGGGCAACGTCGACGCCCGTTGCGGTCGCCGGCGGTAGGGTGACGTCGCCGTGGTCGAGTTCCTCCTGGTAGAGTTCGCCCCGATCCCAGGCGCCGTTGACGTCGGCGACTCCGTAGGGCCGGTTGACGCTCGCCCCCGCTGGCGGCATGATCCCGGCACGTCTCTTGAACCACCGTTTTGAGAGGTTCGGCTCGAAGCCGGGGTTCCGAGCGAGATCGTCATCGTCGACGAAAACGTAGTTACCATCCTCGTCGATACGTGGGGCAGACATCCGGAGCGCCTGCCGGTAGCCCGGCCAGTCACTCCCGTTGAACTCGACCCAGTCGTCTTTGAGCTTCGAGATGTCGGCGATGCCATCGACCTTCTTGTCGTCGACGCGGTCGGTGTCGATCTGGACGTTGTGTGAGTCGAACGTCGAAAAGCGAACGACCTCCCAGTTGGGGTGGTCGTCCATCAAGGGGTAGATCGAGTTGGTCTCGTCTTCAGGAGGGTTGGCGATGGCGATCAGTCGGTCCCGATCGTCACTCGCGAGCGACCGCATCGCCTCGATGACGTCCTCGTCGACCGCCGACTTGTCGGCCTCCTCGATGATGGCCAGCGTGTAGGCCGCGTGGACTCCCTCCAGCTCGCCAGCATCTCGTGGCGAGCTCGCCTCGAAGAAGTGTTCGGGGTCGTCCTCGAACTCGATGCGCTCCGGTCGACTCTTGTACTCTCCTGGAAGCGGGATACGGGCCCCGCCGTGGAGCGACTCGACTGGCTTGCAGTAGGTCCGCTTCATCTTCCGCTCGGTCCCCGACGTCGCAAACGACACAGCCGGGTACCGGCAGAGCAGCCAGACGATGGTGATCGCGGCGAGGATGTAGCTCTTCCCGAGGGAGTTCGCACTGACCACGAGGACCTGATGGTTCTGGGCGACCGCCCTGCAGATCTTCCGTTGGGCGATCCCGAGTCGCAGACCGAGGTAGTCCTCGATCGCGTCTTCGATCCACGTCTCGTCACCGGCGTCGGCCCGCTGTGCGTAGTGGGCCGGTGGCTTCGGTGCGTCGACCGCCGATGTACTGGAACTGGAAGACCCAGCGGCTCCGAGTCGGTTAGCCTTCGACATCGTCCTCGTGGTAACCTTTTAAGTTGCCCATGAAGGCGGATTCGAGACCGTCGTGGTTGAGGTCGACCTCTTCGTTCGGGAAGATCCCGGCCTTGTCGCAGATAGACTCGTATCGACGAAGGAAGCGTTCGTCACCGGTGACGCGAAACTTCTCGATGGCGACCTGTGCCATCAGCCGAGCCTGCTTTTTCGCACCCTCTGGGGTATCCGTGAGTTCAAAACCTTCCTCGATCCGCTCCTTCCCAGAGTCGCCGACGAAGCCCTCCAGGAACTTCTCTGAGTATGCGCCGTGATCGGCTGCATTCGTGTTGTCTTCAGGCGCACCACCAGAGTTCCCCTCGGCGTTGGTGTTGCCTTCTGGAGCTCCCGAGTCGTCCGAGCCACCGTGTGTCGAACACTTCCCGTGTCGACCTTGGGCGTACCCTCGGCAACGGCCGTCGTGGGACTTTGCATCCGCTATGCACTGCCCCCACTCGCCGTACTTGCGATCTCCGGTGATCTCCTTGGCCTTCGGATGGGCGTCCGGATGGAATTCGTCTGGTGCTCCCATGAGGTTGAGTTGTTTCGTCAGAAAACGAACCGCCGTCTATAAGTCGACAGACGGGGCTGAAACGCGGGGTTTCGGTGGTGATGTCGACCGCGGGCTCGGTGGCTGCAGTCGGGGGTCGTCGACGTCGAGGTCGTGTTCGCCGCCGAGGTGGCAGGACGAGCACAGTGCGACCAAGTTGGAGTCGTGATTGTTGGACTTGTTGCCGTCGAGATGGTGGACGTGGAACGACTGGACGTTGTCGCGCCCCCGACCACATCCAGGACAACGGTAACGTCCCGGATCGCGATCTCGCCAGAATAGACTGCGGCCAGCCTGTCGAGGATCACTCACGTGAGGACCTCCCGAACGCAGACCGGGCAGAGCGTGACAGTGTCACCGAGCTCGTAATCGTTGTGCTGCATGAACTCACCGAGCGGTGTCGTTGTCCAGGTCCGCTCGTTGAAACTACCGAGGAGGCCGGGATGATCTCCTTCGTGATCGCAGCGATCACAGGTGTATTCGTATCCCATTGTGTTCAGTGAAATTCAGTGCCTCGAAAGCCGTTTCTCTACTTCACCGGCAGTTTGGGTAGCCGTTGTGTTCGCGATATCGCTGAGGTGGTCGGTCGTCAGAACGTTATCTGGGACCGCCTGTAGCTCACCCGACTCGAATCGCTCTAAAACGTCAGCGATGCGTATGAAGAACTCAGATGTCGACTCCGACTCGCGTTTGTACTCGAATAGGTCATCGTGAGCATCCTTCGAGGCGGTCGCAGTCTTGCGGGTGTCGGTGGACATAGTCACTCAGCGCTGGCGTTGATCGGCTCGACGCCCATCCTTTTCGAGACGACTGTCATCGGTCACCGTCATCGCGTGTCTCGATCTGGACTTCTTTGTACGCCTGTAGGAGTGCTGCGTAATCAGAGAGTTCGAGGCCGTTGTACAGAC